TACTTTATGCAAGCCGCGGCATATGGTATGGCTCACAATGAAATATTTGAAACTAAAATTCAAAGATCAGCTATTTTTATGTGCAGTAGAGAGTGTGAATTTCAACTGTTTGAAGTTGGTCCAGCAGAATTTAAACAATGGGAAGATAAATGGGCAAAGAGAGTAGAAGAGTTCTACAACTTGTCATAAATACTGTATCAGGAGTAAGAAATGGCAGATACAAGAATAAGTAAAATTAAAGTAAGGCAGGGTAATTTCTCAGACTTGCCTAATTTAGATCCTGGTGAATTTGGTTTCGCCAAAGATCAGAGAAGACTTTTTATTGGCAATGATACAGTAAGTGTTGGAACAGGAAATGGTATACTTACACAGTTCACAGTTCCAATCGGATTAACAGAACCAAGTTTATTAAGAGTTTTTGTAAATGGCACCGCAGTTAATGCAAGTGATTTTACACTGTCTGGTACAACACTGACATTTAGCACTGCTCCTACAGGCGCTATCACAGTTGGATTTAATAGTGAAATAGATTTAGGTGAAGATGTTCCTGTGCAAATACAGTTAGCCGCCAATGGTAACAATGCTGATACTGGGTTTAGTGTAATTACAACACAACATAATATTGTAATAATGGATTACACCTTAGAAAGTACAAACGGTGTTCGGGTAGGTCAATTGAAATTTGCTACAGATACAAGTGCAAGTACAAGCACAATAGATGACATTTTTACTGAAACTGGTGCTGTGGGTATAGTTTTTAATTTAGATATTGGAACACCAAATACAATGAAACTACAATACACAGACAGCGATAATCTTATTAGTAACTTTAAATACACTTATCAATCTTGGAACAGCAGTTAACACACACAGCTTGGTTTGAATCTCCTAGCATTAGACTCAGCAAATGGAGGGAGTTTCGTAAAGGTTTGGATACAGACAATACTCTTGAAGTCTGTGATACAGTAGTAAATTGGTGGAAGATGGCACCTATAAGTAAAATGACCATCGACCCTGTTGACAGTCGAACTTGGCTTACACCTTGGGAGATGTTACACAGTGGAGATTTTTGTGAAAATAGTATAGCTTTAGGTATGAGCTATACTATTTTTTATGCAAACGAAAACATACCAAATGAACTGATGTTCATTACATGTCGGGAGAACAGTACACAAAAATTATGTACATGGATAGATAATAAGTATCTGCTTAATTATGAATACGGTGCGATAAGTACACTACCAACCGGCAACGTATCAATTAGTTTTCGTGAGAAAATTGCAGATGTTATCAAATCTTGATACATAACTTGGTATAATGGCACAATAAGTATATGATATACGGATGAGAAGGAAAAACAATAATGAGTGAAATTCAAGTAATCAAACGAGACGGTAATAAAGACACACTAGATTTAGAAAAATTACATAAAGTAGTATTCTATGCATGTGACGGAATAAATGGAGTAAGTGCAAGTGAAGTTGAGATTAAAAGCAGTTTACAATTTTATAGTGGTATTACCAGTAGCGAGATTCAAGAAACACTTATTAAAAGTGCCGCAGATTTAATAAGTGAAGAACAACCAAATTATCAATGGGTTGCAGGAAGACTTATTGTATATCACCTTCGTAAAATGGTTTATGGACAATTCGACCCGTGGCACATCTTAAAACTAATTAAAACAAATGTAGATGAAGGATTTTACGATCCAAGTCTACTAGAAAAATATACTGAAGAAGAATGGAATGAATTAAATTCGCATCTTAAACATGATAGAGATGAAACTATGACATATGCGGCAATGGAGCAATGGCGTGGTAAGTATCTTGTACAAAATCGTGTCACAAATATTATCAAAGAAACTCCACAGATGGCGTATATGCTAATCTCAGCAACATTGTTTGCTGAATACCCAAGAGAAACAAGATTGCAATGGGTAAAGGATTATTATGACGCAATTTCACTTTTTTATATTAGCTTACCTACTCCTGTTATGGCTGGCGTTAGAACTCCGCAACGTCAATTCTCGAGTTGTGTACTTATTGAGACTGACGATAGTTTGGATAGCATTAATGCTACTACTAGTAGCATTGTTAAGTATGTTTCAGCAAAAGCAGGAATCGGTATCGGTGCCGGTAGTATTAGGGCTCTCGGAAGTCCCATTCGTAAGGGTGACGCCTACCACACAGGAGTCGTACCTTTCTACAAAATGTTTCAAAGTGCAACAAGGAGTTGCAGTCAAGGAGGAGTGCGAAACGGAGCCGCAACACTATACTATCCTATATGGCACTACGAAGTAGAAGACCTACTTGTACTTAAGAATAATAAAGGTACAGATGATAACCGTGTGCGTCATATGGATTATGGTGTACAATTTAATAAATTGTTCTATGAAAGACTTATTGTTAATGGTGATATTACACTATTTTCACCAAGTGATGTTCCTGGTTTATACGAAGCATTTTTCTCAGACCAAGAAAAATTTAAAGAGTTATATGAACGTGCAGAACGCAACACAAGACTACGTAAGAAAGTAATTAGTGCAACAGAACTTTTTAGTCAATTTATGGAAGAACGCAAAAATACAGGAAGAATATATCTACAAAATGTAGACAATGCTAACAGTCACAGTAGTTTTAAAGAAGATGTTGCTCCTATTAGGCAAAGTAACTTGTGTGCAGAAATTGATTTGCCTACTAAGCCATTGAATGATTTCAACGACGAAGAAGGTGAAATTGCATTGTGTACATTAAGTGCAATCAATTGGGGTAAAATTAAAAGCCCAGAAGAGTTTGCAAAGCCATGTGAACTAGCAGTAAGAGGACTTGATGCATTATTAACGTATCAAGACTATCCTGTCAAAGCGGCTAAGACTGCAACAGAAGGTAGACGTCCTTTGGGTGTTGGTATTATTAACTTGGCATTTTGGATGGCAAAAAACAATATGTCATACACAAATCCAGACTTAGAAATGATTGATGAGTTTGCAGAAGCATGGAGTTACTATTTGATCAAAGCAAGTGCAGACCTAGCTGAAGAGCAAGGTGCATGTTTGTGGAATGAACAAACAAAGTATAGTGTAGGTCTTACACCTAATCAAACGTACAAACAAGATGTAGATGAACTAGTGCCACACAAAGAACGTATGCCTTGGAAAGAACTTAGAGAGCAACTAAAACGTACAGGAATTAGAAATAGTACATTAATGGCACTAATGCCAGCTGAAACATCAGCACAAATCTCAAATGCTACAAACGGCATTGAACCACCTCGCAGTCTTGTAAGTGTCAAGCAAAGTAAGCATGGTGTCCTAAAACAAGTGGTACCAAGCATACACAAATTGAAAAACAAGTATGAACTACTATGGGATCAAAGATCACCTGAAGGATACTTACAAATTATGGCAGTATTACAAAAGTATATTGACCAAGGCATTAGTGTAAACACTAGTTACAATCCAGTATTTTATGAAGATGAAAAAATTAGTATGAGTGAAATGCTAAGACATTTAATGATCTTCTACAAATATGGTGGTAAACAGTTGTATTATTTCAACACCTATGATGGACAAGGTGAATTAGACATTGACAAATTAACAGAATCAACTAATATAACTGTATCCGAAGATGATTTAATTGAAGAAGAAGACTGCGAAAGCTGTGTAATTTAGATAGAAAGAAGAAAGATGAGTGTATTAAATGAAAAGGCACGGAACAAGCACCTCGAAAGTTTGATGTTCTTGGATCCAAATGGAGGCGTTGATATTCAACGTTATGATACTTTAAAGTATCGTCAGTTTGACAAATTGACTGACAAACAGTTGGGTTTCTTTTGGAGACCTGAAGAAGTAGATGTATTGCGTGATGCTAAGGATTTTAAAGAACTTACAGATCATGAACAACATATTTTTACCAGTAACTTAAAAAGACAAATTTTGTTAGATAGTGTGCAAGGTAGAGCCCCAGCTGACAGTTTTAATCCACTTGTAAGTTTACCTGAACTAGAGAATTGGGTAACAACTTGGACATTCAACGAAACTATCCACAGTCGCAGTTACACACATATTATTAGAAATGTATATTCTAACCCAAGCATTATTTTTGACGAGATGATGGACATTGCACCCATTATGGATTGTGCAACTGACATCAGCAAACACTATGATGACCTTATTGAAATGGGCATGTACTATAATTTACTAGGCGAAGGTACACATACAGTTAACGGTAAGAAAGTTACAGTTGATTTATATGAACTTAAAAAGCTAATATGGAAAGCTATGATGAGTGTGAACATTCTTGAAGGTGTTCGCTTTTATGTATCGTTCGCATGTAGTTGGGCATTTGCTGAACTTAAGAAGATGGAAGGCAATGCAAAAATTATTAAACTTATTTGCAGAGATGAGAATGTGCATTTGGGCAGTACCCAAACACTACTAAAACTTATGCCCAAAGATGATCCTGACTTTGCTCGTATCCAAGAAGAAACAAAAGATGAAATGGTACAACTATTTGTAGATGCTGTGGATCAAGAGAAAGCATGGGCAGATTATTTGTTCAAAGATGGCAGTATGATTGGATTAAATGCAAAATTATTAGGCGAATATGTCGAATGGACCGCTAATAAACGTATGACGGCAGTAGGATTAGAAAGCCCATATAAAGGTGTAAGTAATCCTTTACCTTGGACACAAAAGTGGATTGCAGGTGCAGAAGTACAAGTAGCACCACAAGAAACTGAGATCAGCAGTTATGTCATTGGTGGCACTAAACAAGATGTTAACGGTAGCACATTCCAAGGTATGAAATTGTGATTACGGTATACAGTAAGCCATTGTGTCATTATTGCACAATGGCTAAACAATACCTTGAAACAAACGGATTCGAATACGAAGAAATACGAGTGGATACCAATCCTGAAGCTAGAGAGTTTTTGATAAGTGAGGGGCATAGAACTATGCCTCAAATCTATCACAAAGGCAAACTTCTAGTATCTGGTGGAGGGCAAGCACTAGTTCGTATGAATCCAAACACAGTAAGAGAACTCATAGGAGAAGTCGATGTTAGTGGTTTCAAACTTTAAAAAAGGTGATATTGTCACTGTAAAATTAAGCACTGGCGAAGAAATTGTAGCACGTTTTGAAAGTTTTAATATGGATGAACTTAAAGTAGTAAAGCCTACAGTGCTTACACTTAATCCACAAAACGGACAAGCAATGCTTATTGCCTGGCTAATGAGCATAGATGCACACAATAGTGAGCCAGTGAGCATAAAAGGTAATCAAATAGTTGCAACTGCTAGAACTATCAAAAGTTTAGCAGATAGTTATACACAAAGCACCACAGGAATTGCACCAGCTAGTTCATTACAGCTATAAATAGTTGTATGGCACAATACGTACATAGACAATCTGATTCTAGGTCATGCGGAGCAACTACTATTGCTAGAGTGAGCAATGTAAGGGTGAATAATAGAAATATTAGTGTAGATGGAGATCCTAATACTCATGGAGGCGGAAATCTTAAAGCCTCTGTTACTGTGGGCAAAGTAAGAGCTAATAGTATTCCCGTAATTGTTTTAAATGATTCAGCAAGTCCGGATCGTTTGTGTCCTATTCCAGGAGGTCCTCATTGTGAGCCCAAAGCCACTAGTGCTAGTGGAAATGTAAGAGCAGGTAACGGATAATGAGCTACAAGGATTTTGTCGCTGGTTTACAAAATGCTAGCGATTATTTAGATGCTAAACATCATATAAGTGGCACTAGTGCCGCTGGAGAAGATGCACTTCGTGTAGTTACAGGTGCTCAGTATAGTTTTACCCTCAGAGAATTACTATGCCAAGTATTGAGTGGTAATGGTGTAAAAATGCCAAATGTGCAACTATGTTTGCATGCAAATATTCTAGAATTACTTAAACTTCCAAATATACAAGGCGAGATTGCTGATGCACTTAATCAATTGCTAGACAGTGTAGAAGCATTTATGGATCATACAAAAATAGATAATGTGCTTGGAAGACTAAACATGGTATTAGCAGAAGCACAAAATGTTGCAAATCTTATCAACTTTTGTAGTGCTCCAGTAGATCCTATTGCTATACCAAATCTAATAGAACGTGCAATGGGTAGTTTCTTAGGAGCAGGTAAACAAATTGCAAATGATATAGGTAGCATGGACCCAGGTAATGTTTGTGCATGTATAAGTTCAGGCGGCGGCTTTAATGCTAGTGTATTCAATGGAGGAATATTAAAAAATATTGCAAATAATTTTAGTCAAATATCAAATGGTTCTCTTATTCAAAGTGAAATTGATGCAATTGTAAGTGATGTATCAGGTATTGCTAGTAGAGTTACAAATTTAATAGATTTTGAAAATAATATTATTGGTTCATATTCACCAGGAGGAAGTCAATTTGCAACACCTGACGCAAATTGTAACACAGAAATAGGAGTTTTACACAATCCAGGCTCTGGACCTATAAGTGGTAATAGTAGAATTACATCTCAACTTAAAAGTTTATATGATAGGTTAGGAGCATATCCTGTACAATATAGTTTGGGAAGTGAATATGATGCAAATGGTAATAGAACATTTCCTAGTGATATTATAGAATATCCAAATATTTTCCATTTATTATTTGATGAAGAAATGCTCAATTTACTAAGAGCTTTAGACAATCCGCAACCTTCCATTGATAACCAAACTCCTGTTTACGATTATTGCGGAAATATAATTGGTTATACAACAGAATTTACTCAAAAAGAAGAACAAACCAGTGCAGGAAGTACTCCGACAACACCAAATAGTCCGGGCTACAAAGCTGGAGGTTTAATTACAGACAACACTTCAAATATAGGTGATACTTCAAGTGTTAGTGGAACCACAGTCATTAATAATTTTAATAACTCAGGAGCAACTTTATTTTTAGTAAGCAGTGAAGCTGGTATGTTGGCATTACAAGCAAATACTGATGATATTATTGTAAGAACAGATATACTAACTATCTTTACACGAAAAGATACTTCAGCTTTCAATACAGGTACAATAGCAGATTTTCAACAAGCAACCAGTACACTTTTTGATTTCTTAAACAATTTAAATACTGAAAGTGGAAATGGTTTAGTTGTAAAAGATGGAGGCACAAGTAGAGCAAGACAAATTCAAGGTGCTACAGGATCTATAAAAGTTACAAATGGAGACGGTAGTGGCGGTGATATACAGATTGAATTGGAAGAAAATCCAAGACTTCCAGGTACAGCCGCAGTCAAAATTCCAACTGGCACAACTGCACAAAGACCTAATACAGAAGTAGGTGAAATTCGTTATAATACTGATACACACCAGATAGAAGGTTACTTTGGTGATACTAGTAGTTGGCGTAATATTGGCACGGGTGGTGGCTCTGGAACTTTAACAAATGCTAATAATGTTGGAACAGGTAGTGGAGTATTTAAACAACTCTCTGGTTCTATATTAGATTTTAGGTCACTTGTACAATCAGGTGGAATAAGCATAACACAAAACACAGATGATTTAACAATTAGTGATACTATTACAAGCAGTAACGTTGGCGGAGGTACTGAATTATTCAAACAAAGATCTGTAAATAATTTTCAATTTAGAACACTTACTAGTACGGATAATAGTATTACATTTACACAAAATGCAGATACTATAGATATAAGTGGTGATGAAAATGTACAAAAAACATCGGTTAGCACCAGTGGAAATAGTGCAACTGCTGTTCAAGTTAATGGAGCATATCCACAACCGGCTACTGGTAAAACATGGTTTTTTACTGCTTTTGCACTCGGTCGTGCAAGCACAGGTCAAGTGCAGAGTTTTAAAATTGAAGGCGTTGCTGATAATCAAACAGGTACTCCTACAATTGTTGGCAATACTATTATGAAAACAGATTACCAACGTAGCACAGCTGATGCTACTGTAAATCTATGGGATCCGATGACTGCATATAATACAAATGATTCAGTTGAATATAATGGTAACACATATCAAGCAAATACAAATGTAAGTGCAGGCGAACTAAGTCCAGATCAAAACAGTAATTGGACAGTAAGTTACACTGGGTGGAATTTTACTGCTGAAATAGACGGCGGTGGATTGAGATTCAAAGTAAAAGGTGATGCAAATGCACCTAGTGTAGCATGGAATGTTAGAATTACCTTTTTAGAAGTATAAATACTAAGTCAGCAAAAAAAAGTAAATTTTTTTCTTGACATTCGAGTCATCTTGCCATACAATCTTACTTACATGTAAGATTTAATGGAGAGATGTCATGGCACATCGAAGAATAAAAATAGGCAAAAGAAAGGCAAAAAAATGAGGTCTAAAGACACTGGCAACGGAAGGCGTATACTGGCTAAAGTAGAAGTCCCATTAAGTGTAGAAGATATTGCAACATATGCATTGCGATATCTAGATGAAATTGGCGACGATGATCCTAAGGATACACTACTTAACAGTAACAAAAGAGAAATATTCAATATGGCAAAACTCGCTATATTTCGTTGGGGAACAGAAGAACCCAAAGCATATGTCGCAGAACATATGAACGGACATTTTCAACCAATTGAACAGTTAGTAAAGTATAAATTTCCGGAGTGTGATTGATGTCGGAGATAATAGATTTACGAGTTGAACGTGCATTTCGTAGTAGCGGGATAAAAGATAAATCATTATTAAAAGATATAATTGATGAAGGTTATGATCCAAATGATCCATTGGATTTGCACAACTACTACGAATGGAAAAAGTTTGAAAGTGTAATATATACAGACGTAAAGCATAATTGGACAGACGAAGCGATACACCGTTTGTATACAGATATCAAACTTCTTGATGATGATCAACCATATACTATAACAGTAGATGGTGTAGAATTTGAAAACGATATATTCCTAAAACTAGATACTAACGAAAAAGATGAATAAAAAGGTTGACAGTAAGACTTCTTGGTGCTATACTGTATATAGTTAATAAGGAGTCGTAGACAATGAAATTCAAACTTTTCCAAATACATCTTACAGATGCAGAAGTTGACAAAGTAAATGCTGAAGGACATAATAGTGTTCCTAAGCATCTAACTAAGTGTGACATGTCTTTTGCTAAAAATGAAGTAGGTTCATTAGCTAAAAAGGCAATGGATAACAATTGGTACACTCATGTATCAAACATTACCGCTAACAGTTTAGAAAAAGTGTTTGAAATAGGTAATATTGGTCCAGAAGAAAACATTGAGCGATTGGCTCCTATGTATTCTGTTAGTGTTAGTGACGTAGTTGAAAATGAAGATGGTGAACAATTTGTTTGTGCATCAATTGGTTGGCAAAAGGTTGCTTAATGTTTGATGTATTTTCAGATAAAATCGGAACTATCCGTAGTGCTTTAACTCTAGCTGATGCAGAGAAGAAAGCAAAAAAAGTTGCCAAAGATGTTGGCCCAGTTGCAATATTTAGAAGAGAAGATCCATTTACAGTTGTTAAATGGGTATTTCCGAGGAGCAAATAATGTCAGTACAAGATACACTCGAAGCTATAGATAGTAAATTAGATGAAGTAGATGCACTTGTTATGAGTATGCCACTTCAAGATAGTGTAAAACGTGATTTAGTAAAGCACATCTATACAATGTATGCTGAACTAGAAGAAGCCGTTGAGCTTCGTCCTGCAGACTTTAACTAGGAGGAATAATGCTAGTTAGATTTATCAATAGAGGTTGGAAGACCGATGATGGAATGAAAGAAGTTGATGTTGTAGCAACTGAACTTAATAAGTTTACCAATGCTCCTCAACTTATAATAGCAAACCCTTGGTGGAACGGTGATACACTGGTTTGCGAATGGACTAACAATGAATGGGTCTGTGACCTAGACTAGGAGACGTTATGAACGATTTAATCCAAGACATTGAAAGACTGGAAAGTGCAGTTATTAATTTAACTGAAGGTGCAAGTGATGAAAAGCGAATGGCTATATATTCGCTTGAAAGTATGATTGCTGAAAAGAAAGCAGTTGTAGAGGAGTTTGAAAAGCAAGCTCCTGAATATCAGTTTGAACTTGACATTTAATGTCAAAAGTACTATATTGTTATAAAATAAAGGAGCGAACAATGAGTACTTATGAAGTTGAAACTGTGTTTTATAATAATCACGGCGGTATCCAAACAAAAAATTATGACTTGTTCAGTACAAGAAAACAAGCAGTAAATCATATGAATAGTCAGATTAAGAACAAAACATATTTGGTGCAACGTGGTAAAATTAAAGACGGAACTGTGCAATTAGTTGATGAATATGGAAAAATTAAAGAGCAGTTAAGTCTAGGCGAATTGTAGATAACTAAAATTGAGGCATAATTATGAAGTTACTAGTATCAATACTGACTATACTTTTGAACAGTATTATTGTTATATCTATGGTAACCGTTTACCATACAGCCACAATGGCATCAGGAGCAACACTAATTAGTAGTCCTGAAACTCTTGATATAATTGATATTCAAGAAAAAGAAGATATTAAAAAACCAACTTATCCTACATTAATAGATAATAGACAAGCACATTGTTTGGCACTTAATGTTTACTATGAAGCTAGGGGTAGTAACCTAGCTGATATGTATGCAGTTAGTGATGTTGTATTAAATCGTGTGCGTGATTCGCGGTATCCTAATACAATATGTGAAGTAGTTTATCAAGGTCCAACTCGTGAAAGTTGGAAAACAAAACAGGATCCTGATTTGCCAGATGAACAAAGAGTTTACAATCCTGTAAGACACATGTGTCAGTTTAGTTGGTATTGTGATGGAAAAAATGATATTCCAAAAGATGAAACAGGTTGGGCAACTGCACAAATGGTGGCAGGAAGTATTTTGTTTGCAAACAAACATCGTGGAATTACAGAAGGCGCAACACATTATCATGCGACTTATGTAAGACCAAATTGGCGTAATGATAGAGGCATGCAACACGTTGGACGTATTGGTAGCCATATTTTTTATCGGTGGGAATAACTTAAAACTAGCATAAATATACACATGCTAGTAAATGAAATTATAAAAACATCTAATTTAAATGAGGGTCCAAATGATCCTCATATTTTTAAAGCCGTTTTCTTAGCTGGTGGTCCTGGCTCAGGAAAGGGCTTTGTTGTATCCAATTTAATGGGTGCAGATTCAACTGGTTTAAAAGTAGTAAACAGTGATGATGTTTATGAAAAATTAGCTAGTCTAGCTAAGCCAGAACCTTTAGATCTTAAAGATCCGGAAGTTGTTGCAAGTCCACAAGGACAAGAAGCCAGAGAAAAAGCAAAACGTTTGACTAAATTAAAACAAGGAAACTATATTGATGGTAGACTTGGTTTGATTATTGATGGTACAGCCAAAGATGTTGCTAAAACAAAAGATCAAAAACAAAAACTAGAGCAACTAGGTTATGATACAATGATGGTATTTGTTAACACAAACCTAGATGTAGCACAATATAGAAATACACTTAGACCCCGCCAATTACCAGATGAAATGGTGACCAATATGTGGCATTCAGTACAAGACAATATGATGAAATTTCAACAATTGTTTGGTAATCAACATTTCTATATTGTAGACAATAGCGGAGGTTTGGAAGATCCAGAACGCAAGGAAAACTTTGAGGCAGTTGAAAAAGCAATTAGAGCATTTATTAATTCACCTCCACGTAAGCCTCAAGCAAAGTCCTGGTTCGCAAAACAGCAACAGGATCGTGCAAAATCCGATAAATAGTATAAACGAGTAAGGAATTTTGCATGTATACATATGAATGCAATACAATTAGAGTGATAGACGGTAATACAGTTGATGCAGTCATCGACTTAGGATTTAATGTCACTATAAGACAACGAATTAAACTATACGGAATAAATGTTGAAGATATTCGTAGTGTAGATAATGATAAAAAAAGTAAAGCAATTGCAAGCAAAAGTCGCTTGACCGAATTGCTTGGAACACAATTTATTTGTGAAACTCAACTCAATAAAAGAGGCAAAGCAGGACGTATAATGGGTAACGTTTTTGTTAACAATCCAGACGGTAGCAAAGTCAATATAAATGAACAGCTGATTAAAGAAGGTTTTGCTGTTAGATTTGGAGATTAAATTTGCTATTTGGATTTTTAACAATGTTTATCGCACTGTGTATCAGTGCCGTAGCAATATATTATAGTGTAGCTGGCTTAGTTGCAATATTCGCCGCCGCGGCTATACCAATTATTATTATGGGCGGTACATTAGAAGTAGGTAAACTGGTAACAGCCGTTTGGTTACACAAATATTGGCGTAGAGCAACTTGGTGGTTAAGATATTATTTGGCACTGGCAGTTGTAGTGCTTATGTTTATCACTAGTATGGGCATCTTTGGTTTCCTTAGTAAAGCACATATTGAACAGACTAGTGCTAGTATTGAAAGTGTAGAGCAAGTTGAACGTATTAATACAGAACTAGCAAGACAGCAAGCAATTATTGATCGTGCTGAAATCAAAATAGATGAAGCTGAAAATAGCACAGGAAATCGCAATGACGATATTAATGCACAGATTGAAAAAGAACAAAAACGCATAGACAATGCATATGAACGTATCAAGCCTGCAATTGAAGAACAACAAAAAATTATTGCAGATGCCAGACTTAGTGATGCTGATAGAACTAAACCATATGAAGACCAATTAACCAAAATTACAGAAGAGTTAGTCAGATTAGAAAATAGTGCAAAAGAATATGAAACAACTATTGCCGGATTGGATGTTGATACAAGTGCTATAGATCCAATACAAGCACAAATTGCAACTATTAAAAATACAATAGCAAAAGTTGAAGGACAAATTGCTAGTGGAGAACGTGAACAAATAAAACAAGCACAACTTACTATTGGTTCAAATGCAGATGGACAAGCAGGACCAAACACAAGACGTAGTGCAAATACTTGGATTGGATTACAAAAAGAACGTATAAGTGAACTACAAGAACAAATCTCACAATTAAGAATAGAAGCAAAAACTACAGTAGATGATGAACGCAACAGACTTAGTGCCATTGTAAATGACATACGTAATGTACAAATACCTACATTAAAAGACAGAGAAGTCCAAATGCTTGCTAAAATAGACGAAGTTCGTGCAACTGAATCTCCAATAGTAACTACTGCTAGAGATGAAATTGCAAGGATAAGAGCTAGTGCAGATGAACAAGTCAAAGCAAGTCAGACACTTATACAACAATTAAGAGAAAAAATTTCAGTAGATGGTGGCGAAGATATTGATGCAATTATAGACGCACAAACTGCAAGAATAGCTGATGCTAATAAACTTATAGACGAGTTGACTGAAGAAAAGTATGCTATCGAAGCAGAGTATAGAAAACTAGAAGCAGAAGTTGGACCTATCAAATACATTGCAGAGTTTATATATGAAGAAGCTGATAGAGATATATTAGAGCAAGCAGTACGTTGGGTTATTATTACAATTATATTTGTATTTGATCCATTGGCAGTTTTACTTCTTATTGCTAGCCAATATACATTTGAATGGAGAAGAAAAGATGGAGAACTTTTACGACCAATTGTTGAACCAACACCTACAGTTTATGAATCAGATGATGGGAAAAAAGATGACCAATCTGTACAAGAAGAACATGTGGAACTTGATGAACGAGATGGAGAAACCAATAATGAAGACAGTGTTCATGAACGGGAGACAGTGGAGGAAGACCAAGAACAAGTTCTTGACAGTGGAGACGACCAACTAAAATTTATGCTTGAAAAAGCAGATCCAGAAGTATTACAAGAAGTAGCCAAAGAACTAGATATTGAAAAACCGGTTGACAAACCTCCATATGACCCTTATACTGATACTAGAGCTGATGAAGAACTTACAGCTGATGAACTTAGTCAAAGAAGAAATATGAAACTGTATAGTCCAGATGGAAGACTTGCTAGTTCAGTTGGAAAAAATATAAAGAGTATTAAAATTAAGAAGGATCCGCAGTAAACCCAATGAGGGAAAACGCAATTTACACAGTAACTCCTCCGGATATAATGTTACCTGAATCAGGTCCTATTATAACTGTAGTTAGTAGTAACAAAAGTTTTGTTGCAAAAATTGAATCATTGTATGAAGATATTTTTAAAAGTGTTAGTGTAACATTATATCACCCAAATGGTAAAGTAACAGAATCTAATAGTGCATGGATAATTAGCATGATTAGATTTAGTGATACTGTTTACGTTGATATGGATGATGTAAACGAATTAAGTCTTAGTTTAGTATTGCTAAGTAACAAAACAACAATATTTGTAAACCAAAATAATAAAAAGAAAGGATTAATAAAAATTTTAAACACCATGACAATAAATGAAAAAAGATTTACAATTGTAGATTGTATCGAAGAATATAGAGATCTTGTAATGGAGAATGTTCCATATGCGTAGATTTCAAAGGGTTGCGCCTAAGCAACCTATAAATGAAGATATTAGGCATAAAGAATTAAGAGTTGTTAGTGAATTAGGTCAATTTGGAGTGATCAGTCTAAATCGAGCATTAGACTTAGCTAGACAACATAAAACAGATCTAGTAGTAATAAGTGAAAAAAGTAAACCACCTGTTGCAAAATTACTAGATGCCAACAAATACTTTTACGAACAAAAGAAACGTGAAAAAGAAACTGCAAAAAAACAAAGAGAGAATACTATTGTTGTTAAGGAAATGCAGTTTAGGCTCGGAATTGGCGATAACGATTTTGATATTAAATTAAAAAATATTGAAAAATTTTTAAATAAAGGCAACAAGGTTAAATGTGTTATAAGATATAAAGGCAGAGAAAACGCAAATAAACAACTAGGCTTTGAAGTATTACAACGCATTGTAGATAACATAGAAAATTCCCAATGGGAATCTAAACCAAACTTAAACGGTAATCGTTTAATTGGAATACTAATGAGGAAAGAATGAGCAAATTTAGACCAATAGAAAAAGATTTTAGTAAACCTGGGCTTTTTGTAGAAGTTCGTAACAATGACGTGAATCGTGCATTGCGTAAACTTAAGAAGTTAATGAATGCAGAAGGTATGATCAAAGACATGCGAAAAAATGAATACTATGAAAAACCAAGTATTAAGAGAAAAAGAGAAAAAGCACAAGCACGTAAACGTTGGTTAAAACTAGTAGAAAAAAATAAAGATAATTGGTAAAAAAAGGTTGACTTCTGGTATAAGAAGTATTATATTAATAAGTATAGCAAGGCGACGGTCTTACTAGAGTAGTGCAAGGAAACGTGTCTGACCAAGAGGCATAACTTGATTGCTTAGGCGTGGTAGCCAGGTTCGAAGTTTAGCGACCAAGAATCACATCGCCCTCCCGGGCGGAAGTAAGTTCCAGGGGATTTTGAGAATGGTATCTCGGTCGACCTGGTTGGAGGTGAAACCCAAGTCCTCCCTACTCACTTTAACATGACAGTAATAGGATTACAGTCAGACCATACTGATAAGAATATGTGTGTGAGACAAGAAATACACAACAAGAAGGTTGGCACCGTAATATGCCCGCGAGAAGCCAAGGTTAGCTTCTCACATGATAAATAACAGTGTAGATGCCAATGATGGGTCTACTTAACATTAATCTTGCTTAATAAAGGAGATAGCAAATGAATAGATTAACAACCCTTGACATTAATAAACTTACACCCTATGCAGTAGGATTCGATAGAGTATTTGACGATATGTTCAAGTACATCGAACATAATACTTCAAGCACAGGGTATCCCCCATACAACATCATCAGAGATGGTGAGAAGTTTCAAATCGAAATCGCACTAGCAGGTGTAGATAAAAAAGATTTAGAAATCACAGTAGCAGATGGTGTACTTACCATTGAACACAATCCAGAAGGTGAAGTAGAAGCCGGTAAATGGGATTGGATTCACAAAGGTATTGCACAAAGAAGCTTCAAGAGAAACTTTACACTGAGTGATGACATTGTTGTACAAGGTTCAAGAATGGAAAATGGTATGCTTTATATTGAACTAGAGCGAATCATTCCAGAGGAAAAGAAACCTAAAACAATCGCTATCAAATAAAATAAAGTGGGGGGAGAAATCCTCCCACGATTTACGATAAATATTAGTATGGAAGCAACACAAACAATAGTAGAAAAAAACACAGATATTGTTATAAAACGACCTAATAAATTTAGAGTCGTGCTTCATAACGATAACACTACTCCAATTGAGTTTGTAATCGAATTACTAAAAAGTATTTTTGGTCATAATGAAGAAGAAGCAAAAACTATCACGACACAAGTCCACAATGAAGGTAAAGGTGTTGCTGGAATTTACTACTACGAAATAGCAGAACAAAAAGTTGCTGAAAGCACTATGATTAGCCGTAGTGCAGGATATCCCCTTGCCTTAGACATAGAAGAGGTTTAAATGAGAATTGAAGATGAAGTAAAGTTGGATTACAGCGATGTCTTGATCCGACCCAAACGTAGTACTTTGGGCTCACGTAAAGAAGTACGCATGGAACGTAAATTTGAATTTGTTAATTATGCTAATGAAGAAAATGCTGAATATCATTATGAAGGCATTCCTATTATGGCTAGTAACATGGATGGCGTCGGTACATTCGAAATGGCTGATAGACTAGCAGAATTTAATGTTTTTACATGTCTTGTCAAAACATATAGTGTAAATGAACTTGTTGACTATTTTGATGACACACAAACATTTCGTACACAAAATGTTGCAATGAGTATTGGTATCAAAGACGAAGACCTACAAAAATTTAGAAATGTGTACGAACAAGTTGGAGATCAACTCAAATATGTGTGTATTGATGTAGCCAATGGTTACAGTCAACGTTTTATTGAATATGTAAAAGAATTTAGACAACAGTATCCTAACATAGTAATTATTGCAGGTAATGTTGTTACCGCAGATCAAACACAGGAGTTAATATTAAATGGAGCAGACATCGTCAAAGTCGGAATCGGTCCAGGGTCGGTTTGTACGACTCGCATACAGACTGGGGTGGGCTATCCCCAATTGTCTGCGGTTATTGAATGTGCTGACGCGGCGCATGGTCTCGGCGGACATATTATTGCTGATGGTGGCTGTACTTGTCCCGGTGATGTTGCAAAGGCCTTTGCAGGAGGTGCAGATTTTGTTATGCTTGGCGGTATGCTTGCTGGGCATGATGAAGGTGGCGGGGAAGTAATTACCAAAAGATATTTTACAAACGAAATAAATGGTGACAGTAGAGTCATTGAAGAAAAACGGTTTGTGCAGTTCTATGGTATGAGCAGTAAAACTGCTAATGATAAACACTTTGACGGTCTAAAAGATTATCGTAGCAGTGAAGGACGCACAGTTCTAGTACCATACAGAGGACCTGTAATTACTACATTACAAGACGTATTAGGTGGTGTGAGAAGCACACTAACTTATGTTGGTGCTATTAAATTAAAACAACTAGCCAAATGCACAACCTTTGTCAGAGTACACAATCAGTTCAATCGAACGTATGAAGCTACCACTACAGGTAACTAACAATTTATGTCGACCAAAAAAATACCAACCTATGAACAATTAGAAAAATCAAATGTATTTTGTATGGCTCCATGGATACATCTGCATGTTTGGCCCACTGGTACAGTCATGCCTTGCTGTGTTACTAACACACCTACAAAAGATCAACTTGGCGATACACACAAAAATACACTAAAAGAAATTTGGAACTCTACTAATTTAAAACAACTACGGTTGGATATGTTAAATGGCAAAGCCAGTAAATATTGTACAAACTGTTACGAACTTGAAAAAAATGCAGATGCTTATTCGCTAAGAAAAAGTTTAAATTTAAGATATGGAGAGAACCATTTTAACAAAGTATTGCAAACACAAGAAGATGGATCGCATCCAGATCCAAATTTTGTATACATGGATATTCGTTTCAGCAATATATGTAACTTAAAGTGTAGAACATGTAACCCAACTTGGAGTAGTAGTTGGTATGATGACTATGAAAAAGCACATGGTTCTGTGCCTAAAAGCGTAGCTGAAAAGAAATTTATACAAATTACTGACAAAGACAAACTGCTTGATGAAATATTAAATTTAATAGATGTAACCGAAGGTGTGTATTGGGCAGGAGGAGAACCTTTTGTAACAAGAGAACATTGGCATGTAATGGACTATTGGATCGCAAATAACAAAGCAAAAGATATTTCAATTGATTACACAACTAACTTTAGCCAATTAAAATACAAAAATAGAAATTTGTTTGATCTATGGAAACCATTCAAAGAAGTCAAAGTACATGCTAGCTTAGATGGTGCTTGGGAGCGAGGTGAGTACATACGAAAAGGTTTAGATTGGAATCAAGTTGTAGAAAATAGAAATCTAATGTTGGAACACTGTCCGGATATTCAATTTGAAATCACACCTACTGTAAGTATTTTAAATGTTTTACATTTGCCTGACTTTCATCAAGAATGGCTTGAACAGGAATTGTTAGCTCACCCTAATCACTTTAGATTTCATCCGTTGTTTTTTCCTCAGGAATTTTGTATTAGAAATCTACCTGATGATTATAAAAATCGTGTAGTTGATAGATGGAAAGGACACAAAGAATGGTTAAAACAAAGTTATAATCTTGACCAAATAGAAAATATTTTAGGATGGATAGACGGACTTATAAAATTTATACACAGTGATCAGCAACCTAATTTAGATTTATTGTCTACATTGTCACTTTATGATAGAGTAAGAAATGAATCTTGGCATACTGTGTTTCCTGAATTAGAATACGTTTTGTCAAACCAAAGTTAACTGATAAATAATAGCATGAGAGCAACACAGTTTTTAAAAGAGTATGATGATTTAGAAGCAGAAAAACAAGGAATAATTTCTGCTATCAGTGGTCTTCGTGCTGACAACGAACAAGATGCAAAACTACTTGATAGAATTTATAAAATTCTAAATACAGGGCAAATAGGACAAAATATTTCTAATGCTTTTGCAGTACCACTTGAAGGTGAACCATTAAGCGATAATGAAAAACAACAAGTAATACAAGACATGACTCAGATTATTTCACAATCTGATAATGATTATAAATCACTACAAGGAATGATAGCACAGTTAGAAAAAGGCGGAGTAATCAATCTACAAGCGTTAAATTCGCCTTTAACATCTTTTAGTCAAGTGTTTACTCATCCATCAGCAATAAAAGTATTTCATGCATTAAAAACCTATGGTGTTGGTAAAAAACAAAAAGGTCCTGGCGAATATGCACTAGCATGTTTGAGTAATCAAATTAGACTTGCGGCAGGTGAAGGTGATTTAGACTTTGATGGAATCGGCAAAGTTGAATTAAAGTCAGCAGTATCTAGTACTGGCGGTAGAATTGGATATGGCGGAGGATCACAAAAAGCAAAAACACAAGCATTACAAAAGTATGCAGAACGTATTCCCACAGTCATGGCAACACTTAAAAACAATGCCGCTGGTAGTTTAGGTTTCAATAAATTTATACCACCACTTGTGCAAGACTTGCCATTGAATGATAATGAAAGCAAACAACTCAGAGGTGCAATTATAAAAGACCTTATTACTATGGATTTAGAAAGTTTTGCAGGCCCAGTAATAGATGCCTTTATGAGAACAGATGATCCTGTTGCTATTGAAGAGGCATATCTACGAGCAAACTTTGCATGGTATAAAAACAGAGATGATTTTGATGCTCTTATGTTGTGTAGTTTTGCAAATGAAAAATTTGCTATGATTAAAAATGACAACGACTTAATTGCTTTTACTAAAAGTGGACATGCTCAATCAAGAGCTATAAGCATGATTCCGTCTCAAGCTGGTGCCGGCAGAGAACAATGGGCACAACTTACACTTAATAAATCAAAAATGTAATAAGGTGTGTAAATATTACGCAGGCGTTATGCATTAAAAACATGGCTTAGGTCAGCCTTACTGTACTAAATATCAGTGAACAGTTCGGTTCATATCTAGAGCGACCTCAGCTCAGAAAAAATGAGTGGCACTTGGGAAAGACTAAGTGACGCCGGAAACAGACCGGGGTATTGCTTCCCTCAAGCATCCAAACTAAATTAAAGGAGACAAGTTATGACTAGTTTAGTCAATGTACTTGTGAGCGTGTTTGGTCGACATAACAGTGCCGCATCAGATATACTCACTTATGCGAAAACAGAATACAAAAAAGATTGGCAACATGAATATCGTAGATTACTGGACGAATATGAAAGAACAGGAGCATGGACAAAATGAAATGGTTTAGAAAATTATTTAAATTTGGCTGGGAAAGACAAAATCCCGTCGAAAAATATCTAGCAAATTCAGTAGATTTAGTAGACTTAGAACAAAGACAAAAAGCGATTCTTTATGGCAACGTAAATCCTAATCTTAAAGGATGGATTTAATGCGTTGTTTAATGGATTGGTTTGAAACAATAGGCAGAGCAAGAGCGGCGGCTCATATGACACGTTTAGGCTATCACGAAGATGCAAAAAGACTAATGATGGAAATAAAAGAATTAGAAAAGGTAAAAAAATGACACAAGATCTCAGAAGACTAAAAATTACAGCACTATTTTTAACATTAATTATGGCAGTAGTAGTAACACCAACATTATATGCGGCAGATATGGAAGTAGAAATGCTTAACCGCAGAGATGATGGTGCAAAAATGGTATACAGTGAAGATATCGCAAGAATTGATGTTGGAGATACTATAACATGGACACCAACTACCAAAGGACACAATGTACATTTTATTGCAGGTCCAGATGGTTGGGATCTACCAAAGAAAAGTAAAAATGGTAAAGAAGTGGTATTGACATTTGATACTCCGGGTGTATACTTGTATCAGTGTACTCCACATGCTAGTATGGGCATGATTGGACTTGTAGTAGTAGGCGAAGATACGTCAAACGTAGATGCTATTGCAAAAGCAAAAGTACGTGGTAAAAGTAAAAAGTTATTGAAGAAATTGATTTCAGAACTATAAATAAAAAACTGGAGAATAAATGTTTAAAAAACTTAGTAGTATTAGTAATCGGTTACCAGAGTTTTGTTTGAGTCACTGGTTACTCAGAATACCTCTAGCAATAGTTTTTATCCAACAAGGATTAGACAAAATTCCAGTAGACATAGAAACGGCAAGTTCATTTGACTTGCCGTATCTTGTTTGGTGGTTTGTTGCTTATGGTGAACTGTTAGGAGGACTTGGACTTCTTGCAGGAGGATTAATGGATAACAAGTGGTTAGCAAATTGGCCTTGGATAGGTGATACTATTACACGTTTTAGTGGTATTACATTGTGTTGTATTATGACAGGTGTAATTTGGATAGGCGAACCAGCAAGCATTATGGACGTAATACTATATGACAACTTACATGTATTCTTATGGGTAGGTGGATTGGTATTTGCACTCAGAGGAAATAGATTGACATGATAAAAATAATTGGATATTTTAGAGATAGAGTTGTATCACGCATATTTGACAATGAGTGGGACGCAATGGACTATAGAGATACATTAGATGCTCATTATGTTGGTAGAATAGAATGGATAAACTTATGAGTGAGAATTATTGTACAACAAGAGGACTTGGTTGGGCTACTTTAATACTAGTAGGCTTTATTTTATTTGTGCCAATGGGCATAACTTATATGAGTGTAGGACATGATGATTATGGAAAATACTGTAAGATGACTCCTATACTACCATGTTTTGGAGTAGGCGAATGACATATAATTTTTTTAACACAAACAACGGTGATGCTTTTAGTATGTTCTTTGAAACAGACGAAAAAAAGT